CTTTTTAACTTCGCCATGATCTAAATATTCAATATCAATCCATCTGGGTTGACCAACAGTTTTGTCACGATTGTATTCGTAACTAATGTATTCGATTTCTTTTTTAATGCCATCAACAAATACTTCTGGCGCATTTAAATTATTAAAGCGAACCTGAACGTATTCGTGCTTGTTTGGGAATGAAGCATTCTCGTTATTATTAAATGGAACAATCATTTAATCACCCACCTTTCATCACAATTGAATCCGTTCCTAATTGCTGCTTGCAATTCAACTTCATTAATCTTCGTTGGCACATTCGTTAGTTCTGCTTGGCCATATAAAAAACCAGAGCAGTAACAATTCAAGCTCTGGTTGTATAAATAGAATTCTTTGATATTCACGACCGAATGGTCTTTGCCATACACATCAACGAATATTAACGGTGGATATTTATTCAATTGTTTAATTTGTTTATTCATAATATGTATGCTGCGTTTACCGACATGACAGCTTTCGTCTGGTTTATAGTTTTCCTTCTATATATAATGAATATCCTTTAGCGTTTGATCATCGAACTCAAAACACTCCATCTTCTTGGTTGCCATCGTATAACCATTTTTGCTTTCATAGGGATCGCTTTTCTTAAATGTTCCTACTTGATGTTCAACTACACCAAAGTCGTCATTAACTACTTCTTTATGAAAGTGACCATATAAGACCATGCGATAAGTCGATTTAGACCAAATCTCTGGATATTCAGTCGCAAATAGCATCGGCGCTTTGGTTTTAGCAGCATGACCGTGCAAGGCTAATAAGCCGACTGACTTACCAACAACAAAAGCTTCTCGATAACTGTTATTGACTTTTATATCCATTTCCGGATATTTAGCTCTTAACATCTCTTGAAACATAAAGCTGGTTGTTTCGTCATGATTGCCGTTGATATTAAACATCTGCATTGAATCAGAGTATTTATACGATTCTTCAATAATCGGGAAAATAAAACGTTCTGCATCTCTAACAGCTTGTACAAAATCAATCGGATCTAATTCGGTTCCTTTGGTTGTCTTAGAAGTATTTAAAGCATCCGAATGTAATAGATCGCCTAATTGAGTAATAACAATCTGTTTCCAACCACGATGAATTAAATCGATTAATTCAACTAAACGGTTTTGGACATCTTTAAACTTCGTAATCCCAAAATGAAAATCAGAACAGGCAATCACTAAATTATTCTTGCCATGCACATTAGATTTAATAACTTTGACTGGCTCGACTTTTTCATTAAACAAGCTGATTAATTCATCAATTGATAGATCATCATTGGTCTTTGGCTTAACAGACAATTTAACTTGATGATTCCAATATTTCTCACCATCGCCGTTTGTTACTGACCAATCGTTATTAACTACATTTGATACTTGCCAATCTAACGGATCATAACCGGCAAACCTCAAAATATCTGCTGGCTTCTTACTAGAAGTTTGTCTGAAATCTTCAAACTTGAGATTAAAGTCAATCGAACTAACATTGCCGTTATCATCAAAGTTCTGTTTACTGGAAAAGTCTTCTTTGCCCTTTTGTCTTTCATCGGTAAAATGATATTTACCTCTTTGATAATCAAGCAAGGCATGATTGACAGAACTGGCCGAAACTGAAATATAAAATTCTTTATTCAGTTTTTTGGCTATCTTTGGATAACTTAAGTCTTGATCTTTTAACGACTTGGCTTTCTCTAAGATGTCTTTAGTCCATTTCATTTATGTACTGACTTTCTATGCATTCTTCTTAATTCACTTTTGTGTTGACGTTTGATGGCATTCATTGCATCAATAACTTCTTGTGGAATTTGATATTCAGTATCTTTGTTTAATTCATTGACTGCAGAATTGGAAACCTTTGGTTTTCTACGTAAATTAAAAGCAACCACCAATAATGTGATTGCTACAATAAATGCTATTAACTTCATGATTGTCTCCAAAATAAAAAGCCGGTCATTAGACTAGCTTTTCTAATACTGCGGGTTGAAACCCTGTTGAATTGCCTTTATCAGTAACAACGAACGGCAACCTTTCAACACCAATTCTTTTTAAATGGTTAATGGCGTTTTGGTCGTTCGTTGTGTTAATTTCCTGATAATCGATATTGTGTTCGTTAAGCCAGCGTTTAGTAGCTTTGCATTGCGGGCACATATCCTTCGTATAAATATTAACTTTCATATCTCTCTTAATCTTTCGTACTCTATAATATTAACCCCTATTTAGTGTCATTATGCTATCACAATACTATCGCTTTAGGGTCATTATACTGTCATTTTGGTTAATAGTGCCTAATAAAGCTTAATTATTATTCATTCGCTCAATACTTCTAATTTCTTTCGATCTTCAACCATATAAATGTCATATTGTTGTGCGAATATCACAGCTTCACGTCTTTTTTTATTCCAATAGGTTTTACTTGGTACATCAACATAACAGTTACTATCTTTTGTAATCATGTTTAAATTTCTTGCCACTGAAACATCGGTATTTATTCCGTAAGCGTCTATATAACGCATTTGTAAAATCCTGCCACCGTAATGGTTGTTCAATACCTGCATCGACCATTTAACAATGTCAATATCTGTCTTAGCATCTAAGTAGCGAATTTCCTGATCTTCGGTCGTATTGTGTGCAGGACTTGAATCCACTTTATCTGCAGATAAACGAACAGCTTTTAAACGACTTGGGTCAAGCATAAATACTTTGTCCTTCTGGCGTTGATAAGTATTTTCAAGAAATTCGTAAACCTTTTGAGCAGTTGATTTTTCATCGATGCCAGGGAACAAACTACTTTGCTTATACATATTTATCCTTTCATATTAATAATTGCTTTGTCATCAACAACTTCGCCAATTTCTACTAGGTTTTCTTCGTCTCCTGGCACCATTGGAGTTTGCTTAACAATAATTGGTCGTGTCATTTTTCCTCCCTATCGTATTTCTCGAATCCATAACCACATAATTGCCCTTGAACAATTTTTATAGCGTCTTCCGGACTTCTAGCGATACCGTGACAAATACCGTGTTTTTTTAAAAATTTATGAAACTGCATTTGATCAGGTCTTGGACGACCAATAGGCGTTTTCATTTCAATAAAGAAAATCGTATTATCAATAAGATTAATGCCGGTTAGATCTGGCCAACCGTTTGGCATACCTGGATTAAAATAACCGCCTCTTGCCATTTCGACATTTCCCGCTGCTGTTCTTACTACAAAATAACCATATTTTGATAACGCCACTCGAACGGCGTCTTGTATTGAATGTTCACTCATACCGGAAACACATTTGCTTTCTGGATAACTGTTTCTTTGTCAATTGGCCAAGCATCCCATATTCTTAAAGCGATAAATTTACATGCTTGATTTATATTTTTTGCTGGTATGCAATTATTTTCATTGAAGTGATACATTTTGCATCCATCTTTAATTGCTTGATTAATAACCTTCTTATCATTGAGCAATAATTCTGGAAATGAAAAAGGCTGTTTTTCAATATAAATAATCATTTTTGGGTTATTTTTAAATATTTCTTGTATTTCAGGTTCACATAAATCTTTTTTCATAATGTTTTTCGGTGATATTTTTGGTGTCACCTTTATTCTCCTTACTCTTCCAATGCTTATGACAATAATTTTAATTAATATTGACAGGTGACACCGGTTTTCTAACCTTTACCCTATATACCTATACTTACTTCTTTCTTTTATAAGTAGGTGGTACCTATAGGTATAGGAGATAAAGCCTACTGCCACAAGGGTTTAGCTAAGTGACACCGGGTGACACCGGAATTTAAGAATGCCGTTATATCAACGTTCCTAGGTTGACACCGTTGACACGTTGATAACCGCGTTTTATTACTCCGTCTATTTTTTTACGTTTATAGATCCAATTTTCTTTGTTATCCATGTAATACTTGATCTTTTTTGCTAAACGATCATTTTTCAATAAATCAAATTCGCCCATATTCCTAGCAATATCTTGAGTAGTAATAAAATTAGACTTGCTTCTTTCAAGCGCTTCGTCTAATTGTTCTTCGGTTTCGTCTATATACATAACGGTTTTGCGTAATCTTTCTAATTCTTCTTCCAAATCAGAATCAAGTTTAAATTCATATAAGCCTTCAGTATATTTTTGATAATTGTCCATCGCTTGTCCCCAAGTTTGCTTAATGTATTCTGTTGTATCTACTGTTATTTCAGAAGGATGGAACTTAGCTTGATCAGCATGAGTGTGTAATGGGATAAAACGCCGATCACCAGTTTTATCTTTTAAATACGTTTTTTCGTTTGTTGTTCGTGCAATAACGAAATGTTTAGGATAAACATTAACTGTTCTGCCGTAAGGCGGTCTAAATTCCAAATCGGTCATTGTGACAAAAGATTTTAATTCTTCGAAGCTTGCTTTTTTAGTCGCCTTCATCTCGTCATCGTTTAGAATTAAGCTTTTAATCATCATCGAATAGTAATCTTTACTAATAAAATCCATAACTTTATCAGTTGTATAACCGAATCCAAGCCGTTTAAGAAATGTAGTTTTGCCAACACCTTGGTCACCGATAAAATCAAGAACATAATCAAATTGGAACTCGTCTTCAAATGTTTTTGCTATAGCTGCCGTCATCCACATTTTTGTTATTTCAGTGACTAATTTAGATTTATCAACACCAAGAAAATCATGAAATAAAGTTGAGAAGCGATCATGATGATCCCAAAGTCTATAAGCTTCATTAAAATAATTTTCAACCGGATTGAACTTGTTTCGGTGTGCGACATTGCTAATGGCCGTAAAGATCAAATCTGAAGCGAACAACACACCATAATGACTATCGAAATAGCTTCTTAATTGATTTAGAAAGTCATCGTCCAGTTTTCCAATATAAAAGGTGTAACTATCCAATCGAATTAAGGCTGTGTTTTGAATATCCTGGGTGAAATCATTGAATTTAATTGAATCTTTGAAATCATGTTCTAACAGCTTTTCGATATTAACCAACGAACTAGCCTTAATTCTTCCGTCCTTATACATGACCAAACCAGGAATCGGAGACGGCGTAACATCTTTTTTAGTAGCTAAGAACTCTTTAAATTGCTCGTTAAGTTGTTCCGGTGTCATTTCTTCTCCTCATTTCTTTTTTTAGCATCGATGTATAGGTTTTATTAAATTCGCTTTCTTCTAAGGGCTGCGGCGAGTTCTGGTTAGTCAATCGGCAAAGTTGTAAAACTGCATCGGGATCAACTCCTCGAAACAACAAACCACCGATCAATTCTGTTAGGTTGTTGTTTCTCATACCCGAACCACCGAGACCAAAAGCAATTCTTTCGAATAATTCGGCCGTTTTGCTTTTTTCGGTAATGTGATACTTGTTTCTTACCGATTCTGGAATATCGTACTGGCTGTTAACCGGCTTGATAGCTTTCAATAATTCTTTAGAAGCTTCTACGATTTTATGGTGGTTAACGAATTGATAACCATCTGACGGCGCAATCACAACATAATTGTTAATGTGTGCTTTAACATCAACGCCCTTTAGCCAACCGATATTCTGTTCGACTTCTACGCCTTTAGGCTTCATATAAAACATCTGTGCACCACCATGAGCAGTTTTCTGGGTCAAGGTATCGGCAAAATAATCGTTATGATTAAACTCTTTTAAGGATTTAAAACCGTTATTATCCTGGTGTTTATCAATATCAACTACGAAGAAATCAACTGTTCTAACGGCAATATCGGCATTCGGGTGTTGTTCCCAAATATCGTGTATCTGGCTTTCGGTTAAAGCCGGCTGATCTGCGAATTTAATGATCGGATGCTTATTAGCGACCGGCAAGACATACATTCCAGCTTTTGCGTATCTTTGTGCGTATTCTTCTTTAGAACGGTAAATCGTCATCGTCGACATCGTCTTTAGTTGTGTCTTTTATAGGTGATTCTTCTTTCGTTTCTTTGGCTGCTACTGGTTCTGATTCTTCGATTTTGTCGAAGTCGTAATTACGATATGGATAATCTGGATTTTTCTTATTCGGACGAACATTCAAATTAAGCAATAGTTTTGTTCCGACTGCTGGTGTTAATTGGTCAACTATCTTATTGCCGTCAACGAACTCGGATGCTTCTAATGTAAATTTGATTCCCAAAACGTAATAAAGCTTGATTAAGGTTCTGGCGTTTTTATCAAGTGCGAAGTCTGGTACCGGTTTGCCGCTTGGTGTTTTTTCTTCGAAGCCTAATTGCATATTTTCTTTTCGGCCTGCATAATCACCATCTAAGACTTCAAAGACAATTTTGTTGTAAGGGTTGAAATTCTGATCGGTATTAGGAATCTGATAAGCTACACTTTCTAATGCCACTTTATAGTTGCCGGTTGGCAATCCTGAAAATGTTTGGACTTTATCTTTTGCTGGATCAAAGTTTTCTAGGTCTTTCATAATGTCTTGTAAACTCATTTTTATTTCTCCTCTTTTGCAAAGTTGTAATCAATATATTTAAGAATTTTTAGAACTCGCTCGCTTTCGATACGAGATTGTTTGTAATGCTTTCTTTGTTCGGTTACTTGTTGTAAATATCTTTCACCGATTTTTCTGGTTCTGATAACTAAATCAGAATTGCCGTTAACGATGTTCTGCCATTTTTCTGGTAATGACGGTTGTGGTACTGGATTGCTGCCATCGGCATCGGTCATCGTAATTTCACGGCTGACATAAATAACGTTTAACGGCATTGTTCTAAGCCTGGTAACAAAACGCTGTAAAGCAGTCTTTTCGGTTGCGTAACCTTTGCCGTAAGGAATATCGGACAAGGCTTTAACACCGGATTCGTTACAGACAGCTTCTTCAATCAAGGCGACCACGTCATCGATAACATCGACAATCACTGTTTGATAGTCGTGTTTTTCAGTCGTAAGAGCCGTTATAATCTCGTCTAACTGGTCGGTAATATCCTTCGTGATTTTTCCATCTTTTCCGTATTCGTTTTTTAAAGAAATAAACGGATATTTATTAGCCTTGGCATTGCTGTCGGTGTTTAAAAATAATGGCGCTGGAAACAATCCGGCTAAATAACTTTTTCCGCTCATTGGTTTGCCCCAAATCATAAAATTATGAGGTTCATCAACGATGTGCGGGTTTACTTCGTTCTTAGGTAAAATC